TTGACAACGGCAGCGGCCACATCGTCGGACACATCCACCCGGCGGGGCGGCTGTGCGGCAGGCCCGCCAAAGACCTTGCGCATCTGTGCAAGGAACAACGTGCGCTCCTGCGGGGACAGATCGAGAAAGTTCTCAATCACCGAAACCTGCTCTTTGTCCAGGCTGTACTCGGCGGCCAGCCGATCCAGTACAGTTTCCCGTGTCTGCTCGAACATCTCTCCCTCGCCAGTGCGGAGCCAGCGCTCACTGACCCCGAACTCGCGGCAGATCAGAGCAACGGTTTGAACGGATGGATTGTTCTTGCCGCTTTCCAAAAGACTAATGGACGTTTTGCCGATGCCGATACGAGCGCCAAACTTTTCCATACTAAGCCCGAAATGTTCTCGCACTTCACGGATTCGTTCTTTCATTATAGGATTCACCTCCTTTAATGTCATAATAGCACGGAATGTTAGTTAAGTCAACAAAAAAGTAGAAATAAGGGGTTGACATTGATAGTTAGATAAACTATAATGAACGCAAAGGGTTAGCTTGATGAACATTAAAAGGAGGTGAACAGAGATGCAGAAAGAGAAAAGTATATACGCGGATGTTCTGGAAAGTGCGATTAGCTGGCGTGTGCGCGATATGTACAACCTCTACGGAACGATTCGCCGTGTACTATTTGAGGGACGCAAGGCGGAACGGGCCGCAATGCTGTCCGAACTGATAAAGATGCAGGGCGGGAACATCGGCGGGTCGGCAAAGGTCGAAACGCCGGACGACCGCCTGAAACTTGCCCGCGAGCTTGAGAATATCAACGACGGAGAAGAAGTTATTCTGTTCAAGGACAAGTCCGGCAAGCTGGTCTGGGTCAGACTGAACGGCGAAAAGTGGGCGTAAAAAAGCTCCCGCTTCTTCCACAAGCAGGAGCTTAGAAAAGAAAGATGCTCAAATCAGAACTTCAATCTTTTTGCCGTCAGTCGTCAGCTTTCCGCACTGGTCGCAGAAACGAACGCCGGGAGCAAAAGAAAAATGTTCCTTATGACGTTTGCAATCTGGATTGGTGCAGAAGTTTTCAGAACTGACATTCAGAGATGCGCCGCAGTTGGAACAGAATTGAGCGTCCGAACCAACAGCGGAACCGCAACGAGGACAGATAGGCATTTATAATCCCCCCCTTTCCGCCTGCCACGATTATAGCACGGCGGGCATGGGCGGGCAACACGAGAGCAACAGAAAAGGGAGGCGAGGGGATGCAAGAAGCAATGACGCGGCCACGCCGCGAGGGATACAATGCTGTAATCGACACGGCAAAGGGTATCTTGCGGATGGTGAGGGCCAACAAGGAAAGACTGCCGGATTGCAACTACTCCGGGCTGGAAGCAACGGCAGAGTTCCTGCTTGACGTTCTGGACGTGCATGAAAAATGCCGGATCGTAATAGAGTACGATCCGGCAGAGGAACGCACGGCGGTCTACCGCACAGAATTTGAGGGCAAGCCGATCACATTTAATGAGTATCAGCCTGACCAGAACGAGAAATCAGACGGCAACCGGCAGGAGGGGATGGGCAACACGAGGGGGTGAAGAGGACGTGACGCTGAAACCTGAACACATTGTAGAAGAGCTGAACAGAACGCCGAAGTTGAAGCGCGACCTCATTATGAAGATGATGGAGGTCATGCTGGACAGCGAAGCGTTCTTGGAAGCGTACCCGCGTCTGTATGATCCGGCACTTGCAGAAGTTTCCAGCGAGTACAGAGAAAAGGTACGGGAGGAACTGGCACAGATCATTGTGCGGCTGTTCCGCAAAAACAAAGTTCGCATGGACGACGCATCGGACGTATTGTACCGGGCGAGAAGATATTACTTGGAAATGTATGTCAACCGGGACAAACCGAAAGGAGAGCGAGAGTATGAGCGAAAAGGAAAAGATGCAGAGTGAAGAGATCGCCAAGGTGCTGTCCCAGAACCCGGCGGCCAAGGTCTATCTGGCCGGAGTGGTGCAGGGCATGAAGCTGGCAAAGGCTGTGGAGCCGGAGGCAGAACAGCCCGAAATGGAGTGCATGGAGGGGAGTTTTCCCCCGTGCGAGTGCCTGCCGTACAAACGGAACTGCCCCGGCGGCAAGGAGGGCGCGGCCAATGAATGAGTTCACAACATTGGCGGTGGTCATCGTGGCAGCTTGCACGGTAACGTACACCATCGTAACGATGATCCGCAATCACCGTCAGTACGTCCGGCAGAAAGAAGCCCTTGACCGCTGGTTCTCTGCATACAAAAAGGCCCAGGAAGAGAGGCGTGGCAAATGGCAGTAACGGGAGTGCTGAAAAAGTGCGCCGACTGCGGCACAGTATTTGTAGCCGAAAACCCGGCAAGCAAATACTGCCCCTGCTGCTCTGCCCGCCGGAACATCCCCGGCCCCGCCCGTGGGAATGGCTACCGAAAGCCGCCCCCGGATGCCCTGACACTGGACGTTCGGGCGGCGGATGCCGCGGGGCTTTCCTACGGCGTGTGGCGCGCACGGGAGGACGACAGAAAAAGAAAGGCGAAAGAAACGATTCGCCGCCAGATAGAAGAAAGGAAAAAGAAGCATGGCGAAAGTAAAGATCAACTGGCCGCCCATGAGCATGAAAGCCGAGGGTGAGGATGCCGCAGTTCTGGCCCAGGCGGAGCAGTTCTTGAAGTATGTAAAGGAGGCGCACAAGATCAGCTTTGATGTGCTGCCGACCATCTTCCGGGACGGCTGCCGTGACCCGGAAGAGGGCGTTGGAGAGCCGGAGTGTGTGGGTTGCCACGACGACTGCGAGAGCTGCGAAACCTACGAGAACGCAAATTCGGTAAAGCCCTTGACCGAGCCGGAAGAGGTAGCCCCCGGCGCACAGTGGGATGTTGTTGCAATCTACGACAACGCAGGCATTCCAAGCATCATGCACCGCTTCCGCCGCATGAACGACAAAGACCTGTTCCGCGGCGGAAAGGACAAGCCGCACCCGGCGTTCATCATCGGCGGCGAGGTATACGACGAGATTTACATTTCGGTCTACCAGAACACCATGATTAACGGCAAACCGTACAGCCTGCCCTACATGGAGCCTGTCACCGACATTACCGCGGACAAGTTTGCGGATGCCTGCTTCTCCAAGGGCGAGGGCTGGCACTGCATGACCGCGGCGGAGTGGGGCTTGCTGGCCTGCCTTAGCTGGAAGAATGGCACTCTGCCGCATGGTAACACCAGATGCGGCAAGTACCACGCTGACCAGACCGAGTGCGGCGTGAACGTCAAGGACAGCAACAAGACGCTGACTGGCTCCGGCCCTGCAACCTGGACGCACGACCACACGCCGACAGGCGTACATGACCTGTGTGGGAACGTCGGTGAGATCATCCGCGGCCTGCGGATCAAGGACGGCGCACTCTGGGCGACGGAGAGCAACGACGCGGCCCTGCCGGAAACCGACCTGACAACCTGCGGCGACGGCTGGAAGCCAATCGTGGACAGCAACGGCAACCAGGTTTACGTCGATGCAATGGACGGCATCAAGTTCACCACAGAGAAACCGCGGCATGGACGCGCCAACTTTGAGAGCTGGGAAGATGTGCGGATGTTATGTTGGAGCGACCAGCTTATGGAACTGGGCTTGTTTGCTGGTGAGGGCGAGGCGGTCTGTGCTGTGGACGCGACGGAGGGTGAATACCTTCCGCTTCGGGGCGGCTACTGGAGCATTGGCGGCTACGCTGGCCTGTTCAGCTTGAGCCTCGGCACTCCGCGCAGCAATTCCTACTGGGCCGTCGGGGGCCGTTCCGCTTATTTCAAGAAACGCTGAAAACTGTTCGCTGGCAAGCTGTGCGCCGAGCGGTAGCGAGGCGGAAAGGAAGAAGCAAATGAACTGCTCAAAACGCAGGCACGACGGCGCGGCATACCGTCGGTGCGATACGCTGGTTTCGCTGTACTGCCGACCGTGCAAAGACCGCACAAAGGCACGGCAGACACAGCAGCACAAGAAGAACCGCGGGAGGAAAAAGAAGTGACGATCATTGTTCTGTGCGTGATGCTCATTATCCTGTTC